CACTCTGCCCAGATAAACGCGGACGCAGACACGTCCGTTATATTTTGCATTGCTTTTTGCCATAATAAAAACCACCTCCAAAGTAAGACTTGCCAAGCCTACCCCGAAAGTGGTATAATTTCGTTGTTCGGACGCATTATCCACTTTGGGTAAGCTGTTCTATTTTATCCCCCATCGGCTGCAACCGGTGGGGGATTTTTTATATAGGAATTATTTATTATTCTATTTCAGAGGTTCCGGAATAAATAAATCGGTAATATTTTTTTCTAAGTCAACAGTTGATATTACTTGATTCGATGTAATATAACCACTTGAAAGATTTCCTCGTATAGTACATTCAATTTTATCATCTCTGACAACATTCCCTACAAATTCAATGTATTCATAGTCCTCTAATTTACTTGTATCCATCGATGTAATATAGTCTTTTATTTCCGTATAGTAATTTGATAAAATAGATTCCTTTGTCTTTGTACCATCTAAATAGAAATTTACTATGCCATATCCCTCTTCATCTTTCCAAATAATTTCCGTCTTTTTTATTAATCCGCCCTCGCTTTCTTCTGTCGTGGTACTAGAAGTGTTGGACGAACTCTCCGAAATCGGTTGCTTAGTATTTCCTGTGAGAACCGCAATTATGTAAATTATAACTAGTGCGGCCACGATAGTAATGATAATGATAGCAGTTTTTTTCTTTTTGGGTGTCATAATTATCCTCCTAAATATTGACATATTTTCCAAATATGCTACAATTTATTTGGGTGTGTGATCTCTCGTCACTATCCAGATTTCAGGCCGTTCAGAGTTGCCGCTCTGGACGGTCATTTTATTTTTATCAATGTGCTAATAATTCACGTTCCCATTTTGGGAAAAATATTTTCAAAACCCCTTGATTTTAAATTTTTGTGTGCTATAATAAAGGCACAAAAAGAACAAACGTTTTATAAAGAGAGGGGCGGAAAATATTGAAACAGAATACTAAAACGAATACGGCAGATCTTAAAAGCGAATCGAGTGTGGTCTTTGGCCCCTCTGATGAGGAGTACGATGAAATCCAATTAATCGGTACTCTTAATCAAAAACATAAAAAGCAACTTATTGATTTGGTTCATTTTCTCTCTGCTTCATCTGACGAGCAACAGAGAAAACGATATCTCGATCTGCTTTTGAAAGAGATTTAAGCAATTCTATTTCCTCTTTGGATAACCCATCGCTATCATCAGCGGTGGGTTTTTCTTCTAAGTTTAATAAATACATAGGGGTGGTTCCTAAAGCCGAAGCCAATTTTTCAATGGTAGAGCGTTTTAAGTTAACAACAAGGCCATTCTCATATTTGTATATAGCCGCTTTCTTTACTCCCACAATTTTTCCGAGTTCTTCCTGGGACATTCCTAAGGCTATGCGTAATTGTTTAATTTTTTCTCCAGTGGTCAATATATCACCCCCTATTATAACCGTATCTTAATTATATCACTTTTTTTGAAAAAATCAAGAAAAATATCTTGACAAGACACATGAAGAGTGGTAAACTTTAAGTATCTTAAAAAGACACAAACAGAAAGCAGGTGATTACATTGAATAAGGCTTTGTTAAAGTCATTTATTGTACGTTACGATAAGACGCAGTTTAATTTAGCAAGAGCTATGGGTATCAGCTTATCAAGGCTTAATGCCAAGATTAATGAATCAAATGGTGCTGAATTTACTCAAGGCGAAATTTGCTTTATTAAAAATAGATATCGTCTTAGTAATCGAGATGTAAGCAACATATTTTTTACCTCAAAAGTATCTTAAAAAGATACAAAGTTGTGCTTTAAACGCAACACTCAAAATCACTAAGAAAGGTAGCGGGGTGAGAGATATGAAAATTACGATCAAGGCGGAGCCAAAAGAAATAGCCGCCCTTGTAGTAGCGATACAAGAGCGGCAATATGAAACGGTTTCACTTTTTTGTGATGGAAAAGAGATATATCGTTCAAACGAATCGGTCAAAAATGACACTGAAATTCAGCAAAGTATTAACAACGGCGTTATTTCTGCGATTGAAGCCATTGATGATAATGACGAAGCAAAGCCATTGTCTGCTGATTAGAAATTTTTGTGATTAGGAAAACATCTTCTTTTGAAAGAGTAAGTCCTTGATTCCATTCGTTTTGCAATGAAGAAACTGTATCATATTGGATTTCATTAATATGTTCTTTTGCGTATTGAATAAAGTCATTAAATTCTTTCATTTGGTCACCTCCTCCCTGTTGACATTTTACCACTCATTGGGAGGACAGGCAATCAAACCAAAATAAAATAGCCGCACTCAGGCGGCGGAAAGGAGAAACAAATGAAAATCTATCGTGATTGGTGTGACGTTCCCATCGTCTTAACCACAGAAATCGCCGCAGATATCACCGGTGAATATGTAAAAACCGTATCACGTCTTTGCCGGGAGGGAAAAATCAAAGCCGTTAGGCGCGGGAAAAGATGGTTTATTCCTAAAGAATCATTAATGGAATATTGCGGTGTTAATGGTTCTGTTTGGAATGAACCACAAGTAATAAAACCATAAAGGAGGACAAGCACATGAACGCAGACGACATAGAAAGAGTTCGGAAAATAGTGGATCGGGACGGCTGGAACATCATTTGGATAGGTGCAAAAATGCCATGTGAGTTTTTTGATGAGGAGATTGAACTTCTCTATGAGGATATGGACGGCCAGCCTTGTATTTGCTATGCGATTTATACCTATGACAAAAGCGGATTTTACCATAACCCATATTTTCAGAGAAAATCCGACGGCGCAAAAATGGGTCGGTGCATTGCATGGCGTAAATCTCTTAAAGAGGCGTAAAACCATAAAGGAGGACAAGCACATGAGCACAGAAATGACGGTGGCGTTTATCGTTCTGGCGGTATGGAGCGCCGTATTCACAGCGGCATATATCGGCGAGCGGTACCGGAACCGGAAGCTGAGGAACGCTTTAAAGAAGAAAAGGAGCCGGTACATAAGAGAGGTGAGTTATGGGAATGAAACAATCCATCTGTGACAAAGACTGCTTTCACTGCCGTTTTTCAGATTGTGTTAATCACTACGGCCCATATACTGAGGCGAAAGACATTAAAAAGGCTTTGAATGGGCAAAAGAAAAGCCGCCCTCGCGACTGGCATCACGAAGAGCGGCAAACGAAAAACAACTGAATATATTCTAAACCAAAACAGGAGGTTTGTCAAATGGACGATAAAGAGTTAATGATCTGTCTGATGAAAAGATGTTTAGAGCTGGAGAAAGAAATCGAAAAGCAAAAGTTATCCGGAGACTATTGGTTCCGGGAATGTGAGAGGCTGAAAAATGAACAGAAGCAATGATAACGGCCTCTCTCGTGCGGAATTTGAGTACCTGTATGATACCGATAACGAGGAACCGGAAACCAATCAAAGCGAATTTGAAGATCCGGAGGAATTTAGGAGGATTTTATGGAGAATTATTTCAAGAAACTAAATTCTATAAATGTCAATGATAAGACCGAAAAGAAAGGGAATCTCACCTATCTTTCATGGGCATGGGCTTGGGGAGAGGTCAAAAAGCTTTTCCCTGATACCACATATACGATTTATGAAAACGCGGACGGCCTTAATTATCACACCGACGGAAAAACATGCTGGGTAAAGACCGGGGTAACCATTAACGGCCTGGAACATATTGAATATCTTCCGGTGATGGATTTTAAAAATAAATCTTTGCCGTTAGCAGAAGTCACTTCCTTTGATGTAAACAAGGCGATCCAAAGAAGCCTGACAAAAGCCCTCGCGCGTCATGGGCTCGGCTTGTATATCTACGCCGGAGAAGATTTACCGGAAGATAGTACGGAAACGAATCCGTCTGAAAATAAAGGGAATGAATCTTCCACGCCGAAGGATTACATCGACGATATTAAAAAAGCCACGCTTCTCAGCGAACTGCATAGAACAGGCTGGAATGCAGCCGGCATGCTGGAATACTTATCGCAAAAATTTCCCGACACCCCTCCGAAAGATTTAAACTCCATCACGATCGAACAATTTACCTTCATTGCACACAAATTAGAGAAAAGGCCGACTGTACCGGAGGCTGAAAATGGAGCTTGATTTTGACCGGGCCGGTATAGAGCTGAAAGACGGCGGCGTGTGGCTTTGCCTTCGCGTGAAGTCCAGCTTCAACGCCAGAAGGTTTGTTTCCTCGATGAGAGACAAGCTTTATACCGCAGACCTGAAAGAAAAGCGGAAAAAGCGGTCACTAAGCGCGAACGCGTATTTTTGGACGCTGTGCGGGAAACTCGCTTCCGCTCTTGGCATTCCGAGCCATGAAATATATCGGCAGTACGTCAAGGAAATCGGAGATAATTTTGAGACGATTCCAATCAAAAACGAGGCAAAGGAAAGATTTATTCAGGCATGGGAATCTCACGGCCTTGGCTTTTTATGTGAAGAACTGGAGGAAGCCGCGCCCGGATATACCACGCTTGCGGCCTATTATGGTTCTTCAACCTACGATTCTCGGCAAATGTCAAATCTCATTGATTTGGTGGTTTTTGACTGCAAGGAACAGGGGATTGAAACACTTACTCCCGATGAACTGGCTTTAATGAAAGCAAGATGGGACGACCATCAAAAGGGGATCGCGTAATGGTTAACGAATACGGAGCAAAGCTTGACCGGAACGGCTACGCGCCAAGCATCATACAGGACGAAGCCGATGAAAGCTGTTTTGTTTGCTATGCGAATGGATATTATGACCCTCTCAACCGCCACGAGGCATTTGGCGGCCCATTCCGGGACAAGTCAAAGCGTTTAGGCTTATGGGTTTCCCTCTGCCATTACCGGTGCCACCAGGAGGGAAACGGCAGCGTACATAAAAACCGGGAATCCGACCTGCGCATAAAGCGGATCGCCCAAATGAAGGCGATGGAAGCCTATCAATGGGACACAGAGGATTTTATCCGGGAGTTTGGAAGAAATTATTTGGAGGATTGAAAATGAAATTAGAGTATGTTGATATCAATAATATTCCAGAGAAGAAAAACAGAGTAAGATACGGCGCATTATCAAAGTTGATCAAGAATTTTCTGGACAGCGGAAAAGCCGCCGCTAAAGTCGATTATACCGACTTATATAAAACAGAACAAGGATTTGCGGCTTCAGCAGGTGTAATACTTCGCCGTTTAGGCAACCCAGCATTTGTAACTATACGGGATAAGGAAGTATATATAATTCGGCGTGAAGGGGAATCTGAAGAATGTTAAATACAGCGATTTTAATGGGAAGGTTAACCTCAGATCCAGAACTGAGGTACACACCTAACGACACAGCAGTTACCAGCTTCACCCTTGCGGTAGAACGGTCTTATGTAAAATCAGGCACAGACCGCCAGGTGGATTTCATCGACGTAGTGGTATGGCGGCAAACCGCTGAATTTGTCTGCAAGTATTTCCATAAGGGCCAATTGGCAGCGGTGCAAGGTTCCATTCAAACACGCAGCTACACGGACAAAGACGGCAATAAACGGAAAGCTTTTGAGATAGTTGCGGAAAGCGTGCATTTCGCGGAGCCCAAAAAGGATAAGAGCAATGAGCCGATTGTAACTATACCAGGAAATGATACTTTCGAAGAAATAATTTCGGATGACGACTTACCTTTTAACTAACCAACAGAAAGGCGGTGATAATGTGGAGCTGTTAAATCTAATCCCTTATGGAAAAGAAAACGCCATAAGCCGGGAAGATTTGTCCAAGCTTACCGGCTGGGACGATAGAAAGGTAAGGGAGGAAATCAAGCGGCTAATGAGAAACGGCGAACGGATTTTATCTTCCAGCAGTGCCAAGGGCTATTGGAGAAGCGATGATCCAGACGAAATCGATAGATTCCTTAAAGAGAGCGATAACCGCCGCACAACAGAGGCTTTAAATGTTGAACCTCTTCGTTTTTTCGTAGCCAAGTCAAAAGGTGAAGATTTAATTCCGGTAAGAGCGCATTACCGCAGGATACATAAACGAGCATCAGGCCAAACCGATATTCAAGGCGGTGAATAAATGGCACGAAGGCGAATGATAGTCCCAGAAATATGGCAGAGTGAAAGTTTCGCTCAACTCTCCATATTGGCAAAACTGGTGTTTATTGGATTGTTTTCAAACGCAGACGACGAAGGCCGAGGAATAGCGAATCCGGTATATATCAAGTCCATACTGTTCCCTTATGACGATGGAATGCGGGTCATCGACATAGAGAAAGCCCTATCGGAGATAGGTCAGTTCATGTCCGTGACGCTGTACACTCATGACGGAAGAAAATACTATGCGCTTGATAACTGGAAAAAATCGCAGACTATAGACCGGCCCAAACCGTCAAAGCTCCCGCCGCCAACAGACGAAAAATCAATCTCCGACGAATCACCGAAAGATCGGCGACAAGTCGATGATCTTTCTCCCTCTAAAAAGAAAGGAAAAGAAGAGGAAGAGAAAGAAAAATTAAAGGAAGTAGAAACTGACCTTTTTTGTGATTTTTCTGAGCCTATGCAGGAGACATTGCGGGAATGGCTGAAATACAAAGCGGAACGCCGGGAAAGCTATAAGCCCACCGGCTTAAAAAAGCTTATTGCCGAAGTGAAAGGCAAACTCTCTTTGTACCAGGAGACAGCGGTTATTTCCCTGATCGACGAGTGTATGGCTAACGGCTGGCGTGGAATTATCTGGGATAAATTGAACAAGAAAGGAGGCTTTTCCAATGTTCGAAAATCTGCTCAGGAAAGCCCCTCCGGAGGTACGGCGGAAGCTTCAAAACAGAAATACGGAAATTACATTTGAGGATATCCAGGAACGGCGTATTCAGATCATGAACGAAGTTAAAGGAACCCTAACTGGGTATGACTGCCCCATCTGTAAAAACAAAGGCGTGATACATTATCTTAAGGACGGATACGAATTTGCGAAACCCTGTGAGTGTATGAAGCTTCGGGATAGTTTAAGGAGAATCCGGCAAAGCGGCCTGGGTGACCTATTGAACGAATATACCTTCGATAAGTTTCAGACGGAATCCCCCTGGCAGGAGGCTGTCAAAAACAGCGCTTTGAAATTCCTGGAGGATCACGACCGGAAATGGTTTTTTATCGGCGGCCAGGTTGGGGCTGGGAAGACGCATTTGTGTACGGCTATGGTAGGTGAATTCTTAAAGCGTGGAATCAGCGCAAAATATATGCTGTGGCGGGACGAGGCGTTGAAACTGAAAGCCGTCGTCAATGATGACGCGGCATATTCAAACCTGATTAAACCCTTGAAAACCGTTCCTGTGCTTTACATAGACGATTTTTTTCGCACAGGGAACGATGAGACAGGCAGGAAAAAAGCCCCCACACAAGGCGATATCAACGTAGCTTTTGAACTCATTAATTACCGGTATAATAACAACCTGGTGACGATTCTGTCCAGTGAATTGACTGTCGATCAAATTCTATTTTTTGACGAGGCGGTGGGAAGCAGGATTTACCAGAGAACGAAAGAATATCACTGGGATATTGCCAAAGACCCACATAAAAATTACAGGCTGAAATAACAAAGGAGGGAACAGCTTGGTTACGCTCTATATCCCTGGCAAGCCGCAGGGAAAAGCCAGGGCCAGGACATGCAAAACCGGGCACAGCTACACGCCGGAAAACACAGTGCTGTACGAAAATCTGATTAAAACTTCATTTCTGCAACGGTATGGGGCCCTGGGTAAAATCAGAACTCAGGGAAAACAAAAGCCAGCGTTGAAGATGGAGATTTACGCAGGATTTCAGGTTCCCAAATCATTTTCCAACAAAGACAGGATCGCGGCGTTAAGCGGAGACCTTCTCCCTACAAAAAAGCCTGATTCCGATAATATCGCGAAAGTGGTTGCGGACGCTTTAAACGGGATCGCTTATGACGACGACGCTCAGATCGCCGATTTAACGGTTATCAAGCGGTACACGGAGGATCCCTGCGTAAAGGTAACCATCGAGGAGATCAGCCATGACCTTTGATGAGCTTTGCGCCCTCGCCGGAAACGGGAAGCCTCTTCCCCGTTCCGCGCTTCCTTTAGAGCGAGTTGCATACCGTGGGCTTGCTTGGCTGTATCATGCTTACCGGCGCGGTGCTTTTTCCAAGGACGAAGCCGCTGAGGAAAAAGAAGCCCTCAGGAGAGAGTACGAGGACGCGCGGAAAAAAGAGAAGGACGACCTGAAGCTTCACCAATACGTCGATCAAATCCGTACAGCGCTGGCAGGCTGGTTTAAGAAGGTGGAGCAGAGCGGCTGTCCTGTGTGCAGGAGGCTCATTGAGATTTTGGACGGTAAAATTTAACCCCGCCGCAAACAGGCGTGAGAAAGGAATTTTAAAAATGTATATTACTTACGAATTACTGAAAGAAAAAGGCGCGTGTTCTAATGGCTTGAATTGGTTTAAACAAAATTTCCCGGAAGGCTGTGAACTTAACGAAGAAACCGTCGCAAGGGTGAAAAAATGCGATACCAGTTTTGTGTGGTGGTTTTATAACAATATCCAACAGGATAAAAGATTATATAAGCTTTGCGGCGTGAACAGGTCTGACGGCGTGAACATATCTAGCGGCGTGAACAGGTCTAGCGGCGTGAACATGTCTGACGGCGTGAATGGGTCTAACGGCGTGAACACGTCTAACGGCGTGAACAGGTCTTTCGGCGTGAACATGTCTGACGGCGTGAATGGGTCTTTCGGCGTGAACAGGTCTAATGGCGTGAACAGGTCTAACGGCGTGAACAGGTCTAACGGCGTGAATGGGTCTTTCGGCGTGAACAGGTCTTTCGGAATATTAAATTCATATGGGGTAGACTGCGCTTTATTTTTGGCAAACAAAAAAAGAGTATATCTGATATTTGGAAAAGAGGTTTCAGAGGGCAGATACCTTGAAGTGAAAAATAATTTATATGAAAAGCTGGGAATATGGGAACCGAATTTCAATAATATAAAGACCCTATATCTTAAAAACGGTTCAGATTGGAAGCTTACGCCTATCAAAAACGCAGAAGAAATTGCACGACAAGAGGCGTGGAGGGATATGCCAAGAGAAGCAGTCGAATATGTCGCTTCCCTGCCTGAATTTGACGCGGATATGTTTTTTGAAATCACCTGTATTGACTTGAGGCAGCCCCGCCGCAAACAGGCGGGAAATAAGGAGTGATTTAGTTGCTTGAGATATGTCCGATAAGCTTAAAGGAGGCCAATGCTTTTGTAGAGCAGCATCACCGACACCATAAGCCTGTCACAGGGCACAAATTTTCTATTGGCTGCACCGACGGAGAAAAAATTGTGGGCGTTGCCATTGTAGGAAGGCCCGTCAGCCGTTATCTTGACGACAGCTGGACCTTGGAGGTTAACCGGCTTTGCACAGACGGCACACGCAACGCTTGCAGCATGCTTTATGCGGCGGCCTGGAGAGCGGCCAGGGCTATGGGCTACCATAAGCTTGTCACTTACATATTAGAAAGTGAGAACGGGGCAAGCCTGAGGGCTGCCGGCTGGAAATGTGTAGGCAGGGCTGGAGGGCTTCGATGGACCGGAAAGCGCCGTCCAAGCGTGGACTTATGTCCCGCACAGATGAAGCTTAGATTTGAAGTCACAGACGGGAACGGAGGACAAAAGTAATGATTAACCTAACCTTGGGAGATTACCGGATCTGCACCTTGAAAAATGGTACTGTCGCCCTATATGAGCGCCATATTATTTCAAAGCGTTCAAGTCCGAATTTAGGCAAAACGGTTGAAAGAATAACAGGATACTACTCTTCCCTAAAAGCCGCTCTATCGGCCTACACGGCAAGGGAAATGGCGTCTGATGATTACTGCGCAGAAACTGCTGAGCAGTTGGAGGCTGTATTGGACAATCTCGCTTCCAGAATTGAGAAAGCGTTGGAGGGAATAAACCATGACTGAATTAAAGCCACACAAAATATATTGCGAAGCTCTGAATAAATGGGGTGCTGAAGCTCAAACACTTATGGTTTTTGAGGAAATGTCAGAACTGCAAAAGGAGCTTTGTAAGCGCGCCAGGGGCAAAGATAACCGTGAAGCTATTGCCGAAGAGATCGCAGACGTTCAAATCATGTTGGAACAAATGATGATTCTTCACGATTGTGAGGACTTGGTGGAAGTTCAAAAATTCAAGAAAACACACAGATTAAATGTTCGCTTGGAACAGGAGGGTTTATAATGTTTGAAAATATTGATTTTAACGCACTAATTGAAAAAGCGACCAAAGAAAAATGCGAAATAACCATATCATATGAGCCTAACAGGACAGAAATAACCATACAACCGTGGAAACCATTTTCTTATGCTTGCCCTTATAAAGCTAAACAGGAGGATTGACAATGGACTGGATAAATGTTAACAGAATAACCCCTAAACCGTTTGTCAGCGTACTGTGCAGAATGCCAGGAGAAAAACCTTTCCCTACTGTACATGAAGGATATATTTCTGATGATGGGATATGGGTAGTTTATGGATTCAAAAGAGAACCGGGAGAAGTGACCCATTGGACGGCTATGCCGGAATACCCAGATGACGAGGAGGATTGACAATGACTGAGTACCTAGAAAAAGCGGCACTGGTTAGAATTTTGAGAGCAAAAGCAGAAATGGGCAGATTAAGTGAATACAGCGTGTGTTTTGATAATGTGGCAAAAATGATTGAACTGCTACCCGCCGCCGACGTGGCAGAGGTGAAGCATGGGAAGTGGATAGAAGTACAGAAAGAAAATATATGGAATGATATTGTCCCGGTGCTTGAGTGTTCTGCTTGCGGAAAGTATACAGTAGGCACAAGAGGAATTATGACAAAATCCAACTACTGCCCCAACTGCGGCGCTAAGATGGATTTGGAGGACTAAGCAATGACAAAGGAAAAAGCGATTGAAGTTCTTGAAAATGGTGCATGGTGGGATTTGCTTATCCCTATAACAACCATTGAAGGCAGGAAGTCAGATATCGAATTGCATGAAGCTCTTGATATTGCTATTGCCGCTCTATACCCCGTCAGTCGGGAACAGGTTGAGAAAGTGTGGAAAGGCTGTTCTTGGTGCAACAACGAAGGAAAAAAGCCAGAAAATTGGGAGTGCTCTCTTTTAGACGACCGTGGTTTTTCGGTTGTTGTTGGAGACGAAGTAGTTTGGACAAATGCTGAGTTTTGCCCAGTGTGCGGAAAACCGTTAACGGATAATGTTGCGGATACACTTATAAAGAGATTGGAGGCGCTGAAAGATGAAGAGACTGATTGATTTAGATGAACTCTTGCAATATCCACTCAGACGCGGGAGCGAACATTACGATGAGAAAAATGCTGACCCTCATTTCCTATTCGGTGTGGAATCTGTTCTGGAGTATGCACAGACATTGCCCACCCTAACCCAGCCGAACAACTGGATCAGTGTTGAGGACAGGTTGCCGGAAGATGGTAAATATTTGTGCTGTTTTTCATCTTTAGGGCTTGGCTGGTGTATAGATGTGTTATCTTATGCCTCTGATTTAAATTCAGTTGATGATTGGGATTTTTACAATGAGCATCGCGGTGGTTTTTATGATCTTGATTCAGAATGTGGATACTACGAAATCAGTGGAGTTGCCTACTGGCGCCCGCTTCCAGAACCGCCTGAGGAGGATCAGTTATGACAAATTTTGAAAAGCTCAAAAATATGACCCCGGAACAAATTGCGGCAGAATTTATGATTTTTAGGCCGTCTGACGCCTGCTTCGATGACGAAAATAGGAATTATTACGCATTAGACGGAAGTTGGCACCGATATTCGCAGGATTGCTTTCAAGCTAATGTAAAGTGGCTTAACGAGGAAATTCCAAAAGACCCACAAGATTATATTAAAGAACTGGAAGCCGAAAACAAACAACTAAGGCGTGAAAGAGATCAGGCGGTGGAGGAACTTCATCGAAATACAGACGCTGTCCCCGTAGTTAGGTGTAAGGATTGTGTATACAAAGCAAGTGCAGAGGTCATTGACGGTTTTTTGATTTGTCCTGCGTCTGGAATGGAAATTTGTGACGACGACTTTTGCAGCTACGGTGAAAGGAAGGAGAATTAATATGGCAGGCTGGCAATTATTAGTTTTAGGGTACTTTTTAGGCGCACCGTTAGGCTTCTTGCTTTGTTCCGTTCTGGTGGCAAGCAAAGACCCGCCCAAACCGCACACCACTTGCAAGGACTGCGTACATAGGCATAAGAAAGAGTGCCCTTTCTCCCATATCGAATGTGATGTGACAGGAGATTCTATTTTCTGGCATACTAACAAACAAGACGACTTCTACTGCAAGGAGGCTCAGGACATTGGGCTGGCCACAAAGCGGAAATAGAAAAAGCTGTAAGGGGTGTATCTATAACAGACCTCTAACTTTTGAGGGTTCCGGGCAGCAACGATACTGCCTATATTGCTATGATACCGGTAAGCCTAGAGGCTGCCCGCCGGAGAAGTGCGACAAAAAGACTGTCAGGAGGTTGAAAAATTGAACTGGAAAAAAGAAGCTGAAAACGATCTTAGATGCTACATGAAGCGCAAAGCATCTTTAAATAATCTTCGGGATCAGATTTTAACTTTGCGATTAGAACAGGAATCTATCAAGGCTTGTACTGCTGATTCTGAGCCAGTGAAAGGCGGCGGGAGTAAAACTGAAGATCGTTGGATTGATAATATTGTGAAAACTAAGCGCTTATCCCTGGCCTACTCCGCGACCCGGCGGATTGTCGCACTCATCGAGAAAGGGCTGGACGGAATAACTGAGGTACAAAAAGACTTTCTCACAGAGTTTTACATAGACCGCCACGACGGACACGTGGAAAGGCTGATGGAAAAATATCACATTGAAACTTCTCAAGTATACAGAATAAAAGATGAAGCACTTTATTATTTTACTGTTACCATGTACGGAATTATGGAATGCTGATGGGAAAAAGAGGGGAAGTTTTTTTCAAAAACATGGGATATAATAAGATCATAGAAAAGTGTACAAGGTTCATTGACCTACTTTCCTAAGGACCGCAGGCTTAACGGCTTTGCGGTCTTTCTATTTATCTTGAAATTGTGGTGGTGGTATGGCGAAACATTTAACCGATAGAGAAAAGAAAAAGATCATTGCGGATTATGCGGAATGTGGGAATTATTCGCAAGTTGCAAGAAAACACAAAGTATCTTTTGATACAGTTAAAAGAGTAGTGGTCAGCGATCCTGAAACCGTGAAAAAAGCGGAACAAAAAAAAGAGCAGAATACCGCTGATATTCTTGAGTTTATGGACAAGAAAAAAGATGATGTGTGCAGCATTATTTCCCTTTATCTTTCTGAGCTTCAAAACTCTGATAAACTTCAACGGGCAAGTATTCAGAGCATTGCTACATCGCTGGGCATCGTTATTGACAAATTTACAAAAGACGCGCAGAAACAGTCTGATACTTCCCTCTTTGAAGCCATAGCGAAAGCAGCTGGAGGGTTCAAAGTTGAGTAAAGAAATAGTGTGGGGGCAAAAGCAACAGAAGATTTTAAACGCTCCTTATTCTCATTGCTTAGAAGTTAATGAGGGGACGCCGAGGTCAGGAAAAACAACCGTCAGCGTTTCCCGCTTTGCTTGGTATCTTTGGAACACCCCGGACCTAAACCATATGGTTTTAGCATATAACCAAGAACAAGCTTTTAAGCTGGTAATGGACTGTGACGGCTTCGGACTGCTTCATATTTTTAACGGAATTTCCAGAATGAAGCATGATGATTTTGGAGATCATCTGGAAATCGAGACGATGAAAGGAATAAAACGCGTTTACTACAAAGGTGCCGGTAAAGCGGACAGCCATAAATCATTCACCGGAATGTCTTTAGGAAGCGTATACTTCTGCGAAATCAATCTTCTGCATATCGACGCAATACAGGAAGCTTTCCGCCGCACTTACGCCTCCAGGATAAGATGGCATATCGCTGATTTAAACCCTCCTGCTCCCAGCCACCCAGTAATCTCTGAGGTGTTCAACATACAGGACACCAAATGGACACACTGGACCATAGACGACAATCCCATTATTACCCCGGAAAGAAAGGAAGAAATCCGAAAAACCTGTTTAAAGAATCCCTATTTATACAAACGCGACTGGCTCGGAGAGCGGTGTATCCCGCAAGGGGTTATTTATTCCATGTTTGACCCGCAGCGCCATATCCTCAGTTATATTCCGGACAGCGAAAGCAAAATCGAAATGTATTTCGCTGGTGACGGTGGCCTCTCGGACGCTACTTCGATTGGCTGCTACGTGGTGACCCGCACCATGCAGAACCAGTTTAAACTATACCGTGTTGCTGGGTGGTATTATTCCGGGGCGGATATTGGAGTTACAAAAGCAATGTCGGTACAGGCCCGTGAAATCTGCGGCAGCTTTATCCCCTACTGCCGCCAGCTTACGGGTATGAGGGAATCCAGTATTAAGATAGATCCAGCCTGCAAAGCATTGCGCGCTGAATTTGATCTGCTCGGTTATTATACAGACCGCGCGGATAACAATGCCAGGGACATTAAGGGCGCCAGAAAAGGGATTGAGGTTGGTATTGAATATCTGCAAAGCAGTATTTCAGACGGGCGCTTCTATCTCGTTGAAAACGACAGGTTTGGGCATCTGGATTTTTTAAAGGAGATCGGAATGTATTGCGTAGATAACAACGGCAATCCCGTTGACGCATACAATCACGCGATGGACGAAACCCGTTATGCTCATAATTACTTCTATAAAAACTATGTTATATAAGGCGGTGAGCCAATGCTGGAAAAACTAAAAGAGAGGGTGAAAAACTGGATGCAGAAAACCGGAGCTGAAACAGGCTTGTCAAAAGAATTCAAAGATATCTTCGAGGTTGGAGGCGTACCTGCTTTCAATCAATTTTACTATTTCGGTATTTTTATCTGGAAGTATTTGTACAAAGGATTTTACAGCCCTTGGCACAGGATACTGGCTCCTACCATTGAAAATCCGAGAAACCGGCGCAACCTGGAAAGAATGGACGTCGCAAAAGCTGTAAGCTCTGAACTAGCCGGCCTGATCTGGAGCGAACAATGTGAGGTGCATGTTAGTCAATCGGACAGTGAGGAACAGCCGCTGGAAGAGTTTGTCCATGATGTTTTAACAAAAAACGGATTTTGGACAAAAATGCAGGAACATATTGAACAGGTGCTCGCATTAGGCGGCGGCGCTATTAAGGCATGGTACGAGGTTAAACGGGACAGCGCGGGAAATGAAATCCCCGAAAGCGGAGGGATACGGCTGGGTTTCTGCATGGCGGATCAGTTCGTCCCTACTGCCTGGGATAACGCCCAGGTTACGGACGGCGTATTTATCAGCCGTGAGGCAAAGGACGGCTATTATTATACCCGGTTGGAATGGCATAAATGGGACGGGTTAACCTACTATATAAGCAATGAGGCGTTTCGCACTGAATATAAGCAGCCGAATCCAGGAATGACGGAATCACAGGATATTCTAGGATTTCGCTACCCCCTTAATGAGATTTATCCGTTTCTGAACGAAAACACCTCTATGCAGGGATTAACCACTTCCCTATTCGCTTATTACCGAACCGCTGTTGCCAATAACATTGATGATAACTCTCCCCTTGGCGTATCGATTTACGCAAACGCTCTTTCGACCCTCAAGGCGTTAGATATTTGTTACGACAGCTTTATTCGGGAGTTCCGTCTTGGTAAAAAAAGAATTATCGTTCCAGCTCAATGTATCCGGACGGTAATCGACCCGCAAACCGGAGAAATGCGGCGCTATTTTGACGCCTCTGACGAAGCCTATGAAGCGCTCTCCACGGATAGTCCTGATTCTTTAAAAATACAGGACAACAGCATTGAACTGCGTGTTGACGAACACGAGAGAGCGATAAACGCTTTCTTGTCTATTTTGTGCTTACAGGTTGGATTTTCCGCCGGTACCTTCACCTTTGACAGAGCGACAGGCTTAAAAACCGCTACCGAAGTGATCAGCGAAAACAGCAAGACCTATAAGACTATCAAAGGCCACCAGCTGCAAGTCAAGACGGCAATCGCCAAAATCATTGACGCCATTGTCCAGATCGCTTCCCTCTATGACATGAAGTGGAACGGGTACAGCATTAAAGCGCTGGCTTCACAGGGCTGGGAAACCAAGGTTGTTTTTGACGATTCTATTCTTCAGGACCGGCAGACCAACATCAACGAGGGAATCTTGCTGATAGGCAACGGCCTTATGAGCAAGAAGCGTTTTATGGTGGAAAAGCTGGGATATACCGAGGAGGAGGCTGTGCAGGAGCTGATGGAAATCGAAAAGGAATCCTCTATATCCGCGGATATGGTCGACATGGCAGAGCAAGCCGGGCAGGAAGCCAATTCCATAAATCCAAATGAGGAACCGGAAGCCAAGGAAGATGACGAGGAAGCGGCGGAAGATGAATCCTAACAGGGGGGTGTGTAAATGGCCAGATTAACCCCTAATGAGATTCTAAAGCTTTCGGAGCCGGTTGAGCAGGTTTACAGCAATATTGTAGACGCGCTTTTGATTAATATGGGAAAGCATTTCAATTCCGGCCACTCGCTTTCCACAGAGCAGTGGGAGATCCGAAAGCTTGCCGAACTGGGACAGCTCAATAAAGAGAGCATTGAGATTATCGCTTCCCTTACCGGGCAAAATAAAGAACTGATCACTGCCGCTTTAGAAAACGCCGTATACATGGCGACAAAAGACATAGAGCCGGAGTTAAAAAAAGCCGTGCAAAAAGGCGCTATACAAAACGCTGCCGCGGATAACGTGATAGCCAGCCAAAGCATTGTGCAAGCCTTAAACGCCTATGAGCAGCAGGCAATGGATAAGCTGAACCTTGTCAACACCACTATGCTGGAAAGCACGCTTGCCCAATACCGGAAGGTGATTACAAACACGGTTAATATTGAACGCCAAATGAAAGCGGCGCAGGAGGTTTTGAATATTGCCACCGGGAAAGTGATAACGGGGACAGAAAGCCGCCAGCAGGCTTTAAGACAGGCGCTGTCACAAATACATAAAGAGGGCATCACCGGATTTTATGACCGCATCGGGCGGAAATGGTCACCGGAAGCTTATGTCAATATGGATATTCGCACCACAGTACACAACACAGCTATTGAAGCCGTCAAAATCAGACAGGAGGACTATGGGGTCGATATCTTCCGGGTATCAAGGCACTCCGGCGCCCGTCCGCTGTGTTATCCGTATCAGGGCCGTTATTTTTCATGGAACAACAAAAGCGGAACCTTTACGGACGGCGAGGGAAAACGCCACCGCTACTCCCCTATCTCTTCTACAAGCTATGGAAAACCGGCCGGATTGTTTGGGATCAACTGCGGGCATCACCCGATCACCATGATTCCGGGCGTATCCATTCCGCGCGACAGGCCGGAACAGGACAAGGAAGAAAATGACAAGGTATATGCGGAATCCCAGGAGCAGCGCAGGCTGGAAAGAGAAATCCGCTATTCCAAGCAAAAAGCCGCCATGATGGAAGCAGCCGGAGACAAAGAAGGCTTTGAAAAAGAAGCTGTGAAAATTAGGGAAAAACAGGCTGATTACAATGCATTTTGCAAAAAGACAGGACGCACGAAAAGGCTTGATCGGACACAGGTTTTTGACTATAATAAGAGCATAAGCGGGAAAGTAACGTCGATAAACCGGAAGCGGGATAAAAATATTTTTGCTGTCAAAAGCGGAAGCTACCAAAATGATATATCTTCATCTGGTCTTCCGAAGGTGATAAAGCTACCAAATGAGACCTTGAAGCAGACTGCAAACGTAAATCTGCCAAATATACATGCTGTAGTTCCAAAAGGGACTGAACTATCATCGGTTGTAGCAATCGCCGGAGCAGGTACAAGTTCACCAATCAAAGATATCCAAAGGCTGGTAAGCAAGTACCCAAGTTTTGGGGATGCGAACGGATGGCAGAAAAAGTCCGGTGTCACTATTACCGATAATTTCCGTTATGAAATACATTGGTATGAAAACACCGGTGGCGTCCCAAGCGGAGAAGTAAAAGTGAAAGGAGTGAAACGGGCTTGAAAGTAAGGTACAAAGGACCCAGCTTTGGCATTGACGGTCTAACAAATAACGGCGTATATGAAATACTGGAAGTAGATGAATTAACCGGCGCCTTTCGCCTTATTGACGATAGTGGAGAAGATTACCTGTATTCCCCAACGGAACCCGGCCCGGTTTGCGATCCAAACATAAGGGGAAAATTTGAAATTGTTGAAGATGACGAGCAAGGCACACTGAAAAAAGCAATCAACGGATAAACCACCCAAATAGAACAGGGTGGTTTTTTCATGCCAATTTTTTAATTGAAAGAGGTGATCGTATGGCAGAATGTAACCACGACTTTATCGGAACCGCTCAGCATATTAAATGCAGGCGCTGCGGCCTTGTTTTGAACGCTGAGCAATACAAGGAATATAAGAATCCCCAGATTAAAAAAACGGCTGGAAAACCCCGTCAGAGAAAGAAGGTGGAATAATGAATGAATTTCAGCGTCTCATAGCTTATCTGAAAATCCTGTATCATAACCTTACCACACTGCACAGGAACCTGATAAAAGACGATGCTTGGTTCGCTAACCACAAGCAGATCGGGAAATGGTATGAGGAGGTTTCTGACCAAATCGATGATCTCGTGGAAACCGGAATCGCTTTAGGCTATTTGGAACCGGGTATTAAAGAATCCGTCCTGGAGTTTTCCAACGACTGCTTGGCGGTTCAGCCGAGAGGACCGGAAGAAAGCTTTCGGTTGATTCTCGGGTACTTCCGAAGCGTGGCCGGCATGATGCAGGCAGCAGAAGCGGAGGTTCCCGCCTCTGTAGCCAACAAACTCCAAGAATATGAGTATGAGTGGAACAAAGAAGCCAACTTTAAATTAGCCGCAGCAATTGGCGAACACGCGCACGGAGGCAATGTGGAGTATGACGATGATTAAAAATCTGATTGATCTGGACACCTCTCGGTATGGCTATCAAACCGAGATCCGCATTAACGGGCAAAAAATAGGCGATGGCATTTGTGGGATCAGAATAGAACTCACCAGCATGGAAACGCCGAAAATAGCCTTTGATTATGGTTCAGGATATATCGATTGGTCAGATGTGAACCAAACGGAGCGTGATAGTAATCAAAACACTTGTAATCAGTAGTCAGCCTTATGCTCAATGGTTAGCGGAATCCTTAAGCTTCATAGAAAATCATCAGATAGATAAGATAGCGATTGCAGCAATCGATAAAACAAACGGTGAAGTAATCACCGGGTATCATAATTGCACTTTTGCGGATAAAGCGGTAATGGCGGCAAATATTCAAGCCGACGCAATATATGGAAGTGTATTGGCTAATGCTGATCAAATCGTACAGGAGGCAGAGGATATCGCTAACAACGGGTATGACCAAAACTAACTATAAAAAAGCGTCTTGCAGTTATTGCGGGGCGCTATTTTTATACCCATTTCGCCCCCGCAGCACGGCGTTAAACTGCGATGCAATCCGCCTGTCGTTCTTAGGCGTTAAAGAAAGGAATGTATTTTATGGCATTTACAAGAAGATCACTAGGAGCTCTTGGTCTCAGCGAGGAACAGGTTGATAAAGTTATGGCGTTGCACGGTACCAGCATGTCGGACTTTATCCCGAAATCAGAATTACAGGAAAAAATTGACCTGGCGCTGGCAGATGCTCAAAAAAATGCTCTGCAAAATGTGAAGGTCAAAGAAACCGACGAATATAAGGCCGTAGCGGAGGAGCGCGACATGCTTCGCGCTTTAGGCGGTGATGATTTTTCGTCGGTGAAGCCCAAATTCCGTGAAACTGTCTATAAGATGCTCGAACGCGGGGAAAACGCTCCCGCAATCGCCGAGCAGTTAAAAACAGTCGCGGAAAAATACGAAGAATATTTTAACCCGACAGAACCTGCACCGCCACCCTCTTCCCCACAATTCGGAGCAGAGGTCAAAGGACAGATGCCGAGCGGAAAAACCGGATCAACCTTTGAAGATGTGTGGGGCCTGAACAAGAAATAAGAAAGGAAAATTATTATGGCATTTACACAGTTAGAATTAAACTACGCGACCGAATACTCTAAGGCAATGGCAAACGCTTATCCGTATTGGTCTTATTTCTCTGACCTCTACGGAAGCCCGAACAGCGCCACCTATAAGCCGGTCAGCGGGAAAGCTGTGGCTGTTCAAAGCATGACCACCAGCGGCGCAAGAGCGGTAAACCGCGATCAGATTACCGGAACTTTTAATCGCAATTTCAACACCTCCGAGCAGATTCTTACCATGAGAATGGATCGGGAATGGGACACCCTGGCGGATCCTATGGATATCCAAGAGGATCCGATCGTCAATATTGCCAATATCACAAAGACGTTCAACGAATTCCAGAAAGTGCCGGAAATGGACGCTTACGCGGCTTCTGCGTTGGCTCAGGCGGCGAGCGGCTTCGGAGGTGTGGACGATACAAGCCTAACCGCTGATAACATTCTGGAAACCTGGGATACCTACCTGGCGTATATGGTGAATCAGCGTGTACCCCGTGACCGTATCCGCGCCAAAATGACACCGGATACCTATAAGCTTCTGAAAGAGGCTGCCGGCATCACTCGTTTTGTGGAGGCTGATACTGGTATCCGCAACATTGACCGAAATGTCGGTAAGCTTGACGGCGTTGTCATTATGGAGGTCCCCAAAGATATCATGATGAGCGCTTACGATTTTACCGAGGGCTGGGCCTCTGCCACAGGGGCGAAGCAAATCAATCTATTGATGTTCGACCCCATTGCAATCGCCGCACCTGTTGTCTATGAAACCTCCATGATGTCCGCGCCTACCGCTCAGAGCAAAGGAAAATGGCTCTATTACGAGCGTTACTACTACGATGTGTTTGCCTTGAACCAGAGGCTTCCCGGCATCTTTGTAAATATGGCTTCCAACCCGGCTTTAGGCACCTTGAATATTACCACTTCCGCAGGCGCCGACAGTACTCATACTGTCATCAATGGATTGGCTCCGGCTCCGTACGGCATGAAGTATGTTGCTAAAACCAATACAGACGGAGCGGTAAGCGTGACTTATGGCCAGGCTCTTACAGACTGGACCGATGTTACTAACGGAGCGAGCTTTACCACAAAATCCGGCGATACCGTAACCGTTGCGCTGGTTAATACGACCAAGGGAAATATCGCCACTGCCACCGGCTCCGCGCTGGCTGTCGTAGGCTCCTAATCAAGAGGTGGGCTTATGGCGTACATCACATATCAGCAGTATCTTGATCTTTATGGTACATGCCCGATTTCTGAAGAGGAGTTTCCTGTGTACGCCGGACTTGCGTCTGATATGATCGACAGTATTACGCGATATAGAATTGTCAAGGGCGGGGGAATCTCCGCCCTCCCGTCTATACTTCAAACGCTGGTTCAAAAGGCTGCCGCGGCACAAGTGCTATACTTCACACAAATCGGACTGGAAACCGTGCTGACGGGCCAGGCCGGCCAGTCTTTTACGGTGGGAAAGGTTTCAGTATCGGGCGGCGCATTGTCCAGTACAACCACAAAGCCCGGCGCTCTGATGGTCAGCCCTTTCGCGCTTTCCTTGCTTGAACAAACTCCGTTGATGGAAAGAGGTGTGCATGTATGCTCAGACCGATTCCTCAATCCCTTTTGGGGGATTTAGCAATTATTAAGGTTTGCACGGGAATGGACGCGTGGCAAAAGCCCGTATGGCAGGACTATGAGGTCTCCCGTGTGCATCTTCAGAACACCAACGAAGTGAAAAAAACAAAGGAAAACACCGAGGTCGTGCTGCGCTCTACGCTGTTCATTGACGCCAGGCTTTCAAGGCCCGCCCTGGATTATGATTCTCTGGCGGAACATTCCCAAAAGGCCGGAAAGCCTCTCCGGTGCGAAGTATTTAACTCGCAGGGTCAGAAATACGGCGAATATGAAGTGCTGACGGTTGACCCGGTTCCCGATGTCCCCGCGACCCGCGTCCATCACGTAGAATTGGGGTTGGTGTAATGTCAGTTAAAATTACGCGAAACATGGCCGCCATTCAAGCAAAAATTAAGGCGGGAAATTCTATGATGATCCCGGCTGTTACAGAATCTGTCATTGAATACGGAAATGTTTTTGTTCCGGAAGATCAAGGCACATTAAAGGACAGCGCCTTGATTGCCAGCAGGCCACAGGACGGATTAGCTATTTGGGACACTCCTTACGCGAAACGGCGGTATTACACCGGAACCCCGTCAAAGGACAAGAATCAAAATGCCTCCCTCCAATGGGTTAAAAAAGGTGTAAACACCTACAAAAAGGAACTGGATCAAGTAGCGCAGAACGCCTTTTCGAAGGGAATGAGCAAAAAGTGAGCGTATACGACGATGTTTTAACCGCAGTTATTGATCTTGCGGAGCAAACGGAGCTGTATTCAAAAATTGTGATAGGACCTATGCCTCCTAAAAACGGTATTTCCATCGCGTGGGGATCCGGGAACTTAAATACATTTCTTGATAAAAAAGCCGCCGTCTCCATGTCGGCGGTTTTAAACTGCAAAAATTCTGATCAAGAGCTTGCGGCGGACACGCTTGGAAACCTTCACACGTTTTTGAATATGCGGAAGGACTACCCCTCCGCAGACCACTTCCAAATCACAAATATAGAAACCACAGCCGCACCCGTCTATTTAGGGCGCGAAGAAAACAACCAATGGCTTTATGGCTCCAGCCTTGAAGTCAAATTTTATCTAAGGGGGAATTAATATGGCAGCTTACGGCTTGCTTACAATGTACAACCTGACCGCTTCTATCGGTGTATCCCAGGGATCGGATCCGCCCGGCACCTGGACTTATGCCGAACTAGCCGAGGGATTTGACAATATCACGGAGGCTTTGAACGAGGTTGTTCAGCAATACTTTTTCTTATCGGACAAGGGATTCGCGAAAAACCACGTGACGGGAATGGCCCCGGCGTTTACGCTCACTGGGAAGCGCGTTGTTGGCGATCAGGCTCAGGATTACATTTTCAGTAAGAAATACGGACTGGATACCGACCGGCAGTCTTCTTTCCAGCTGAAGTATACCGACGCTCAAAGCAAAGAGGTCACTATTACCTGTGACTGCACCTTCTGCAATATTCAAGAATGGTCCGGTGCCAGTACCGATGACAGCGCGATTTCTGTGGAAATCCGTTTCGACGGAAAGCCCACGATCACGCCGGCGGCCTAAATAACACAAGGGGGCGGTTTATCCTCCCCCTTCTATTTTTTATAAGGAGGATATCCTGATGTATACGCTTAGACAAAACGCTCTTTTTACCGATGAAATCGAGCTGCAAAAGAACGATGGAACCAGTGAGATCCTAAAAATTAAAATTGATATTCGTCCCGAGCTGGTAAAGAAATACCGGGAACTCCAAGTTCGGTTCGTGGATCTGCAAAAGCGTTCCAACAGTAACCCCGGAGACCTAAAGATTGTTGAAGATATTGGGAAAGTCGTTGTTGATGTGTTCTGCCTTTTATTCGGAGACGAGAACGCCAAAAAAATCATTGAATTTTATTCCGATGATTTTCAGCAGATGGCCTACAATCTTTTCCCGTATGTTCAAAACGTTCTCGTACCTAAATTTCAAGAGGTTGCCCGTCAAAGAAAACAAGCATTTAAGCGGAGAGCGTGGAAATGAGACTGTATTCCCCTCTGAAAAAGAGGGTCAAATATAAGCTTGTGCCCGTGCGTTTAAATACCTCTTTTCGAACAGTGCTGAAATGCTATCAAGTGTTCTCCGACACGCTTTTGACAGATTTTGAAAAGGCCGAGGCCTGCTTATGGCTTTTAGTAAAATCAAAATTATTTCTGAAAATCTTGAAGCCTGACAAAAAAGCGGCTCTTTTTAATCTGATCTTCAAGGAATTTATTGACGTGTCAGATAAAAAAGCCGGAGGAGAAAAGTATTTCGATTTTAATCAAGACGCATGGGCTGTCTATTCTTCCTTTATGCAGTGCTACCATCTCGATCTGCTTGGCGCTGACAAAAACCTTCATTGGTGGAGTTTTACGGCGTTATTTAACGGTTTGTCTGATGATACGAAGATCATGCAAATCATTTCAATACGTTCCCGCCCCCTCCCAAAACCAACAAAATACAATGCGGAGGAACGCCGGCAATTAATCAAGCTGAAGCAGCTGTACAAGCTTAATCTGTCAGAGGAAGAAAGAAAAAAGCAATTCCAAGATGGGCTTGCAAAAATCGCTGTTGCACTGCATACCCTGGCAGAAAGGCCGTAACGGTGATGATCGTGGATAAAATTAAGTGCCCATACTGCGGTTACGTGATGCCTTTAAGAGTTGACCCTGACGCAAAATGCAAGGGCGTTTGGATTAAGTGTAAGGGCCGTAACTGCAAAAAGGAATTTGAAATAAAAATAGGAAAAGTCAAGTAGTGCCATTATGTGCCGATGACTTTCACTTGTGAGGTGATTTCATTGGCAGAAGGCGAAGTTGTATATGAAATTAGAGCTGATGATTCAAAAATAAAAAGCGACGTCTCTAAGGCGGAATCTACAATAAAAAGATCTGCCAAAAGTGCTGGAACCGCTGTAGAGCAAAGTGCGGACGACGCACAAGACAGTATTCAAAAAACCACAAAAGAAACCGGTGGTCTCTCCGGCGCTCTAAAAGATGTAGGTGAAAAAGCCACCGACGCTTTTGGAAAATTCAGCCCGGCTGGTGGCGCTGTTGGCGATTTAGTTTCTTCATTCTCTGGGCTTGGATCCTCTGGGTCTGCCGCGTTATTAGGAATTGGCTCCGCTGCTGTAGCCGTAGGCGGATACGCTGTATCTTCAGCAACTTCCATAGATCAAGCAATGAATCAATTCGCCGCGTCTACTGGAGTATCAAAGGAGTCTCTCGACAGCTACGAAGAAACTTTAAAAAGCATTTATACAAACAACTACGGGGAATCATTCGGAGATATTGCCGACGCTATGTCTGCTGTTACTCAACAAATGGGTGATTTAGACCAAGCTTCTTTGCAAAACATAACGGAATCCGCTTTTACATTGCGCGACACTTTCGGATACGACATAAATGAATCTGTCCGGGCAGCCAATGCAATGATGACTCAATTCGGAATTAGCGGCGATGATGCCATGAACTTAATCGCTACCGGCGCCCAAAATGGATTGGATTTCTCTGGAGAGTTACTAGATAGTATCAGCGAATATTCTGTGCAATTTGCAAAAGTCGGCCTTGATGCTGACGATATGTTCGCAATCATGGAAAGCGGAGCAGAATCTGGCGCCTTTAACTTGGACAAGGTTGGCGACGCCATTAAAGAAATGTCTATTCGTGTAGTAGACGGCTCGGCAACCACACAAGAAGGCTTTTCAGCTATCGGATTAAATGCTGATGAAATGGCAGCTAAATTTGCAGCCGGAGGAGATTCAGCCAAAGAAGCTTTCGACCAAACTATTCAAGCGTTGGCAGATATGGACGATCCTCTCGCGCAGAGCCAGGCCGGAGTGGCTTTGTTTGGTACTATGTGGGAAGATTTAGGGCCGGAAGTAGTTACAGCACTAGCAGGAATTCAGGATAGCGCTTATGCGACAGGCGAAGAATTAGAAAATATGAAAGACGTCAAATATGACGATCTTGGTGCAATGCTTGACGAACTCAAGCGTGGTTTCGAAATGCTGCTAGTTCCCTTGGGAGAAGCTTTGATTCCTTTGCTAAGCACCTTAATGGAATCCTTAAAGCCATTAATGGAAGTACTTGGCGAATCCCTAGCTCCTATTTTCGAACAACTCGGAGAAGTGCTTTTAGTGATCAGTGAGCCACTTGGGCAAATCGTAGAATTTATAGGACAAATTCTTGGGCTTGGATTACAGCTTATCAGTGAAGCGCTTACCCCAATTTTAGATTTAATTGCGCAGCTTTTGGAACCACTTATGCAGCTTTTAGATGGTATTCTAAATCCGCTAATGGGACTGTTCCAATCGCTTATGGAACCGCTTTTATCTTTGATCCAAGCCGCTCTGGAACCTTTACTTAGTCTTGTTTCCGCTTTAATTGAGCCGCTAATGAGCCTTATTCAAGCCATCTTGCCTCCAATACAAGAACTTTTCTCCGCTCTTACCCCTATTTTAGAGACCTTGTTTTCCGCCTTAGAGCCTCTGTTTGATATTTTCTCCCAGATCGCCGGACTGATCAGCGATGTACTTGGCCCAGTAATTGAAACACTAGCTGGTATTTTCAGTAAAGTGTTAGGCGGCGCTATTGATGCGGTAATGCCGATTATCGAAGGCGTTATGGACGTTTTCGGCGGGTTGATTGACTTTATTACCGGTGTATTTTCGGGCAACTGGGAGCAGGCTTGGAACGGAATCGTTGATATGTTCAAGGGAATTTTCAACTTGATTCCGACTATTGTCGAGGGAATTATTAACGGCGCTATCGCGATCATCAATGGTATTATTTGGGGGATCAACCAATTGACTGGGGCAATCGGCATTCCGGCGATTCCTGAAATTCCAAATGTATCGTTGCCCCGTTTTCATACAGGAGGTATTGTTGATTTCGCAATGGGAGAAGGTCCCGCCTTATTAAAGGACGGGGAAATGGTTCTGACGCAAAAGCAGCAGGCCGAACTTTTCGCCCTGGCAAACGGGAACTACTCAGACGCCGCAAATTCGTCTGTTATCGTAGTTAATTCTCCTCTTTATTTAGATGGAAAACTGATTACGGACAATGTAACGAAGCACCAGTACAATGACGTTATGGCAAAGAGGTACAAAGGATGACGGTTTATTTAAACAAAATTCCCCGCCCGGATATCCTCGTTGAAACCGGGGGATCGCTTGATGAAAACGAGGCCCATGTAACTTCATCTACCCTGCGGATTTATATGCCGGCCGATTCAAAAGATATCGCCGCCTGCGATTATATCCAATTAGTTGAGAATGACATTGTAATCTTTGCCGGGACTGTTATGGAAGCTGAACAAGAAAACCTGGATAACGTGGATCTGTCTTACAAAATATATAATCTCACCCTGACGAACAACTCCGATTATATAGCCAGCGTTTTTGTCGATATGACGTTTCCGTCCGGCGCCAGCGTTACCCAGATTTTAATGGGGAACAGACCGGGCCAGTCTTGGTATGATGCATCTCTCGGCGAGTTCTATGGCATTATTCCGGTTAGAGTGGAAAATGAAGGAATTACCGTCGGGGAAATTGATGATTTTACTGGAATAACCTTAAACAGCCCGGCTTACTTATGGGGGCAGATTGTTTCCTCCGTGATAGATCAAATGGCAGATGTATGCGGTGCTTGGTGGGAAATCACCCCGGATAAGGTCTTCAATATGCGGTATACCTACAACCGAAGCACCGCGCCGATCAGCCTTGATTCCGATTCAGCGGTTTATAACGTAAATGTCACCCGCGATTCTTTTACCATGTATTCCGCTGTCCGGGTGGTCGGCGGACAAAGCAAAGGCCAATATCAGGAATTCCAAATCAAAAGTAACGGGGAAACCGGACTTCGCTTTGAAAGGCTCTCGCCTCAAATCGTTAGATGCAAATATCCTCTGTACTCTATGAGTAATGCAATTCAAAGCGGAGCTACATCTTCAACCGTGCCGGCTAATGTAAAAATTGGATTCAACGGAATTGACGATGACGACGACACGGTACAGGCGTTAATGAGTTATGGCGGATATGAAATTGAAATGAAAGACGGTTACGAATGGCTTGATCTTTCAAACGGCGGGTATATCCAGGTTAATGGATATCCTTTAATCCAGGTCTACTCGCGGCTGGTTGATGGAGACCTAAGAGAAAAAATCAAAGCCCAAAGAGGCGGCTCCGGTATTATTGAATATCTGATCGAAGATGAAACCATAGTAGATTTTTCAGACGCTGCTTTAAATGCGGAAACATTTTTGCAGCGTGCTGCGCAGCCAGCCTTTACGATTTCATTTTCCACATTAATTCCCGGCTGGTCTGCGGGACAGCTTCTGACTGTAGATCTTCCATACTTTAATACATTTGGAAATTTTCAGGTGACTTCTGTTTCCGCTAAGAGTATCTTGTCTGAAGACAGCGGAACTATATGGGAATATTCGGTAGAAGCTTCCACCATTTCATACCGTGATAAAACAAAAACGCTATTTTTCCAGCCTAAAAAAATCACGTTCGAAATGGACGGAAGTCTCCCGGCTGCTGACGGCCAGTATATTAACGACGATATTAATATTCAAACTTATATTATGGCGTTTAAAACGCAGCCGATGGACTGGCGCACGTTAGAAGGAATCGCTCCCAGCTGGACCGTTTGGGAAGAAATCTTTCCTTCGTGGCTTGTGTTTGAAAAAGCCGCCAACGTAAATACATGGAGCGAAATCGAAAGCACAATCAAAAACTGGCGCGGCTGGGAAAAAGCATATCCGTCTTGGGTTGTTTTTGAAGAACTCATAAAGGGGTGGTACTACTTGGGAAACTATTTAACGCCTTTTGCGAAACAAAAACTGCTGAAGCTTATTCAAGGGCAGGGAGCTGCCGGGGATTTATCCGGAATTAATCTAGTATCAGATTTATATTTCACCACAGATGCATCAAGTAATTTTCATCTGCCGCCAGCAGATATTGTTGAAGTTAGTTCAACCAGTGTTACAGCCACTTATTATCTACTGCCAGATCAACTCCAGGAGAAAATATCCGGCCTGCAAATGTATTATAACGGCTCTCAACAAAACGAACCGATTCTTCAAGCCGCCGTTAACATAGACCGTTCTCCGGATAACCCGGAAGGTGAATTTGCTATGACGCTCAGCGTCAGACATGCCATTTTATAAAGGAGGAGCACTATGAGCTATCAATCCACAACGCCAAATTTTGATTTACCGCAATGGGTATATTCTGACCCGCCGCAAATGAACGATTTTAATACCGCTTTCGCTAACATTGACGAAAAAGCTATACCAAATGATGAAAAAGGTGCAGCTAATGGTGTAGCAACCCTAAACAGTTCCGGCAAGCTGGCTCAAATGCCGTCTGCCTCTGATGTGGGAGCAGTTCCCACCACGCGAACCGTGAACGGTAAGGCGTTATCGTCCAATATTTCTTTGACCGCCTCTGATGTAGGAGCGGTGCCAACCTCCCGCAAGGTGAACGGCAGAGCATTGTCGAGCGATATCAACATAACCTCAGGAGATGTTTTCGCTCAAACCACCACAGTTGAAAACGGAACTAATTTTAATAACCTGAAAAATCCGGGCATCTATGTGCAGTCCTCTAACGCGGAAGTTACAAACAACACTAATATGCCAACAAAAGAAGCTTTTATTATGACTGTATATATGGCTAACTGGAAAGATAATTCAATACAGGTATTCTGTAATTATACCGGTTCGAAGATGTATTGGCGCACCTGGCAGGCTTACGGCGATGTGTGGGGGGCGTGGAGACAAGTAATTGGATCCAATGGCGGCAATGTTACAATAAATAACAGACTTCAGCTCACCGGAACGCAATACCCTCAAATTTACGGAAACGGTACTTCATTGCAATTAGGCGTAGACACTAACGCCGCTGTCGGCGTTGTTTTACAGGGAGGCGTATTCAGGGAAGCGGGCGACGGATCGCTTAATTTAGGAAACGGTTCTCACAGGTGGGCGGTTGTTTATGCCAAAACAGGTTCCATAAACACCTCTGACCGAAACGAGAAAAATACAATTGCCGATATTGATCCGGAACAGGCTGAAAAGCTCATTATGGGATTGAAACCCAGCACCTTTAAATTCAACGACGGCACCAGCGGCAGAACCCACTGGGGGTTGATCTCTCAGGATATCGAGGAGCTCCTTCCACAGATCGGAATGTCGGATTTGGATTTCGCCGGATTCATCAAGACCCCAAAAACAGAGGATTATTACGAGGACGTTCCCGAGACTGTCACAGACGAGGAAACCGGAGAGGAAAAAACTGTAACACGGAAAGAGTTGAAAACCCGAACCGTAGAGGGCGAATATGTATACGCTTTGCGTTACAGCGAATTTATTGCCCCTTTAATCTGCATGGTGCAGAAGCAGCAAAAGCAAATTGAGAATTTAGAGCGGCGTTTATCCGCTTTAGAAAACAAGGAGGAAGCAAAATGAAAATCATTGGCATTGATGTATCTACCTGGCAGGGGAAAATCGATTGGAACCAAGTAAAAAACAGCGATGTAAAATTCGCCATTCTCCGTTCCTCTTTCGGTTCTCCGGATCCTTCTCAGGTGGACAATCAG